TGTATTGTCGTCAGCAAAATACGCTTCTCTATTTTTAGCGTGTTCTTGTACAATCTCATTACTTAAAACACTCGTATAATATCTAACTTCTTGAATACTTGCGGTATAGTTGTTTGATGGGAATGTATACGAACCAGGAACTCGTAATGTACCTTTACCAACAGACCATATTGAATTCAACGTGACATTAGAGGTTGTAGTTGATGCTGTTGGATTTGCTAAAACATATCCAAAATCATCAACCATAGCTGCATTTATTGATAGACTTGAAGATGCTATTGTGAATACAACGTCACGTCTTGTTTTGTATGGTACATAACTTGAACTGATTATATTACTACCATTGATACCCGCTCTAATTCGTGCTTGTTTTGAATTAGAGTTATAGTCCCAAAAATAATCAAGATAATCAGAACCACTTGTCAATCGCATGATGTGATAATCTCCCATTGGCATTTTACCAATAATTTCAATGGTCGATGGTCGTTGAGTATTTATAGTTCCCCATGGATGTGTTGAATACTGGTCTTTACTTAATTCAAGTTTATACAAGAATCTCTCATGTTCATAGATATTCTTTTTTTCATTAATAGCAGGCCCACCCCATTCACGAATTTGTAAAAATGCTTGTGGGATACCATATGATGCAAGAATAGCTTTTATTGACCGAGCCGTACCTTTTGTCTTATACAACATTGGAATTGTATTTACAATACGTCTCCAAGTTTCGTGGGTAATTTGTTCTCTAGCTTTAGATTGTAAAGAGCCGGTTTGATATAGTGTACCATTATTCTCAACCCCTAAAGCGTATTTCCAAAGATTCACATCCGAGTAACCATTTGATAATTGCCACCCCAACGATTGTGCTACTGATTTTAAAACTTCATCAGGCATACCATCTTTGGGATGCTCTTCACGTTTGTTTATATCAGTAAGAGCTTTTATGTAAGTCCAATAAACATCAAAGTGTTGACCAATCATGTCTACAAATGTGATGTAGTCGGAATTGGTTACCTTTGGATATGGTTCAATCTGGTATGCCGATGATGACCAAAACGTATAATTATTTTTAGTTACATCATAGTACATCCATGATTCGAAGTCGTCAAAGCCACCAATGATTCTATCTCTACGAACAATCGATTGAGATATGTTTGTTATTGCTTCAGAACCACTAACACCTGTTAGTAAATTTATTCTTGAATTGTAATTTTCAACTTGTCTAATTTTATACACAAAATTATCAACACGTTCGGTTGCTGATGAGAAGTGTATAAAATTGGCAAAATCAGAATAGTCTATGTTTAATTTAGTTTGACCAAGTGACCCACTAAAATAATGATTTATGATTTGTTGGGATGTTGTCATATCAGCATCCAACAAACTATTCCAAGTTTGCCAATCGGTTGAATTGCCCGAATTTGATGTTACATCTATAGCAAAGTTTGGTTCTGAAAAGTCATCTCTATCCGGCCTCACCGATGATTCCGGAAATACTATAATCTTTTCTACATATGATTTTAACAAACGACCACATACCGATACGCTATTTCTGACTTGTACTTCGTTACCTAATGGTTTTGTTAATTTAACAATCAATGAAGTGTACTTTGATGGTGATGCTTCAAATCTTGAATAAGTTACCTTATCAAATCCGGCTGTTAAATTTAATATTTTAGTTTCCAAGTCAGGAGCGTAAACACCATCCGGTAGATTATCCACATCAACCAAACCGCCCTTACGAGTAAACCCATACCCACCATTAACACCCGTTGATTCTAATTTATAGTAATAAAAACGACCAGTTGCTTTTCCGGCTAAATCTTGATTTGTGTTAGAGCCACCGATAACTGTAGGTGGGGTAAATATTTCTATGAACAAAAAATCACCATCAGAATCAGCGTGGTTTGTTTTTAGAAATCGTGTACTTACATTTTGGAAAGTACCACGAGGACATTGTAATTCAGTTTCTACAACACCAACAGGAGCGCCAAAAAACTCCATGGATACAACATCATATAGGTTATTGTCACCAAAGTTTAATACAAAATCTCTATGAATATTGGTAGACCTATTAAAAGAGTTTTGAACACTATTTGTATTGTAGACTTCATTTAATAAGTTAAAATCTTTTTCAGCAGGCGCAAGTTCATCCTCAATGTCAAGCTCTCCGGTTGACCCAGAGGATAATTGTGGAATGTTACCAGCACTAGCTTTTCCAGATGTTGGAGATTTAAAGGATAATTTTAATTCCGTTCTATCGGCTGATATTCTACTTACAATTACATCTGAATTTTTAGGAGTACCATTAAACCTTTGTAGGAAATTATAAACCAAAGAATATGTACCTTGATTAATTCCAGCATCTCTAATATCTTTTTCTGGCTGAATGTATAGTTTAGACCCAATGTAATCTAACGGATTACTATAGTAGGATTGTATACGATTTTCACCAGCGTATATGTGTAGTTCGGAAACAGTATCCACATCACCCTCATCGTAAACACCTCTCAAATCATTTTCGGTGATTTTTAATATTGTTTTTGATAAGGCATCTTTACTACTTGATGGAATAGTCTCACCAAATACCGGAACATATCCCGTAATGTCGTCTATATTTGTAAATCTATTTAATGACATATTAAACCTGTTGTGTTTCCCAAGCGTAACCATTCCATCTATAAGTCACACCTTGATATTGTCGGAGTTGTCCATTTTGAACGCCAGCTTGTCCAAATGGTGGATATACGATTGGTACACCGATACCACCTGAAGTTGTACCTGTATTTGTATTGGATGTTGTAGTACCCTCTTCAGTTACTATAATTTCCGTTGTATATATTGGGGCCGGATTTATATTTACAATGGTTGGCTTTTGTCTTAACTCATCTGAAATTGTATCTATGAATTCGTTGAAAAAAGAATACTTTGTGTATTTTTCAGTATCCGTTGAATCTCCAGCACCAATACCAAGCTTTCCGTATTGTTGTAACGGAGTTCCATTTTCATCAAATGAAACGGGGTATGATATTATCTGACCCCTACCATTCCTTTTAATACTTCTTTCAACTGCCATTATTTAACCACTTTGAAATAAAAATTATCATCATAGTATTTTGTAGTACCATTCATGACAACTTTAAATACAAACTTATAGAATCTTTCTGGTTGTAACCCATTAAACCAAAAATTAAAATAATTTGAGGTTGAATCACAACTTATCTTTGTATAAGTATCATGGAACGGAATAATTACTTGATTGGTTTCGGAATCTACCAATGAGTAATATGTCGTTTGTGGTAAGTATTTTACAACTTTAGTAGGTGATGATGAGAACGTTCTTGTAGCATATCTCTCTCTACCAAAAACTCTAACTTTTGCTTTAGAGCTTTCTTTATATTCAGTTGTCAATCCTTTAAGATATAATATAATATCATCAGCACCACTTGCACTTGCTAGAGGTGACAATGAACCAGTTGTGAATGTAAAGTCATTCCACCTAATATCAAGGGTCGGTGGGTATATCGTATGAGTATCAGTTGAGAAATATTTCATCGACCCAAATTTCTTTGTAGACGATTCATCAATTCTACTTTTTAATACAATAAACCCATTGTTAGTTCTATCACCAACCAACCAATCATTAACGTAGTCGGTAACTTCAACATTTAAATTTTGAACGTATCTATCAAAGGATTGTGAATACGATGTATTTGTTCCCCATGAAGATGTGTACCAAGTACCACCACCTTGATTTACATTATATCTTGATTCAAATGTCTTATCAGTATAGTATGAACCAGTTGGGTATAATGCCGGGTTGGTTCTTAATAAAAATGATGACAAAGAAGCACTAGCGTCACCAACTGTATCATTGAAGTATGTCCATCTAAAAAAGTAATAACCATCTTGTGATGCTACAAAACTTGAAGTGTGTGGCGATGACCCACTTATATATTGTGAGTATCCATTTATTTCAGTAGATTGTAATTGTCTACCATCCGGTTCTAATATTGAAAATGCTATTGAACTACTTGCATCGGATGACGAAGCAAACATATTACCGCTATTCAAATTAAAACTGGCGGTATATCCAACACCACCATATAATTCAAATCTTTTGACTAATGTGGCTCCACCAAAATTAGAAGCACTCATGTTTAGTCTACTTTGACTAACAAATATAGTAGCAACCTCACCTAAACTTCCTGTGATTGGTTCACTTAAAAAGTAACTGGCGGAAGCAGGTGTGCCGGTAATTACAAAAGTATCGTTTAGCAGTACGCCCGCTTCTTGTTGTTTATACAAAAAGAAGTTATCAATTGTAGCAGTTACTCCATTACTTGCGTCTTGGTCGAAGAAAGTAAATTGTATGTTATGATTTCCGGTGGTATTTGGTGTAAACGATACTGATTGTGTAGATGCTGTTCTGATAGATGAGGTGTAATTTGTAACCTCATTTGATGTGAAATATAAACCATTCGGTCTCTGAATTCTAAAATCAATAGCCTCTATAGTATTTGGGTTTATTTCAAAATTAATATAATATGTAGAACCACTTTGTAATGAAGCTGAAAGGTTAGCAGTACCACCACCATAGTAAGACGCAGATAATTCCATATGGTAAGCGTTGTTTACTTGAAGTACAGGAGCAGTACCATTTATACCATTAATACTATCTACAAGTTGAAATGGACTTGTGGTTGATAAAAAGTCATAATAACCAAGGAGTCCAGCTACAGTACTTACATTTAAACCATTGAATGAATTAGCTTCAGCAACACTCCACTCCACAACACCATCACGATGTGTCCATGATACACCTTGAGTATTGTGTGGTGTGTCGGGTTCAGAACCAAGCCCCTCTTCCCAAGATTCTTTTAAAGGGTAAACGTGTAATGTATAACTTGATGCTATTTGAGATTCATCAATAGATTCAAGGTGTAAATAATATTTTATATTTCCGCTGATATCACCATCAACGATAGACTGACTGATTTCTGATAAGTCGTATTGTAATAAAACACGACTGTTTCCTAACAACGTAGTGTTATCAGTATCATATAATTTTACAACTTCAAGAATCTCATCCTTGCCGGTGTTCTGATTCTTACGAAGTGTATCTTCGTAGATTGTTGCGTCTTTCTTTGGATAAAGTCTATAAATCATTTCTTACCTCTTAAAACAATCTAACTACCTTACCACGGATGTCCGTGTCAGGATATTTTACTTCAAAAATAGCAGGGTCTTTTGGTGGGTATATCATACCATTCCGTGTAGCATTTTTCATGTCGTATTTGTTAGATGAATATAACCCATCATATTTGTTTACTATTTGTAGACCACCCTCACCATTTTCATTCGGTCTAATAACACTCTGAACTCCTTTTACACCATCCAATAATACATACACATCTGATAAGTTTATTGGTTGATTAATTTGCATATTATCAATATGGAAATATTTTTTAAGAGCATCAACACATCTTAATAAAACCTCATTTGAATTGTAATTTGGTAATACAATAATTTCAAAGTCAATACCAACGTTTACAATATGAGCATTTTTAATATTAACAGCATCGGTTAGGATTCTATAATATGACAAATAGTTTTTAAGATTTTCTTTTGTTGCGGTGTTTAAGTTTTTCAATCTTTGATTAGCGTCATATCCAAGAACATAGAAGTTGATAGCTAACGGATTTGGAATACCACCTTTTGAAATGTAAGTTCCATCTAAAGATGTTGATACTTGAAAATCAGGAGCAACGTATGCTTTAGAAACCGACCCAAATTGTGGTGGCATTGCATATGCTCTTAACACATAGTCCTCGCGAGTTACTGCTCTATTTTGGGCTCTAAAATATGATATAGCATTTTGACGAACGTCTTCAATATCCTCTTCATACTTACCACCACCAGCAGCAGCTTCATTGGTTACAGCCACCGAACGTTCAACTACTCTAACAACCGTGTTGTCCAAGTCACTTGAATCATTTTCTAAAATTAAATCCGATACTTGTGTTAAATCTTGAGATGGTACATTATCAACAACACCATTACCGACTCTATATGTAACAGTTAGTGTAGTGTTAGCAGGAGCAACTCCATACGTCTTTGAATATAAGAAGTTAGATGGGTCAATTCCTTGGTCAAGATTTGATGTAGCTGTATATAAAGCAGAACCGACATTACTTGGGTTTGGTAAAATTTCTTCATCAGCATTTGATGATACTCCAGCACCAAATTGAACATCAATAGAACCATCATCAACGATTCGTGTAACAAATCTTTTTGGTACTTTTTTAAGTCTTAGCAAATACGGAGTTTCCGAAGCGTATACTGACATTTGTAAAGAATAGTCTGTGGTATTGGGTACTTGTTCAAATATAGTGTCTTGAGCGAGGTACTCTACCTTTGACCACACGTCACCATCATCATCAGTTATTTTTATAACATCAATCAGACCATCATCTTCTATTTTGATTTTATCATAAATTTTTGGACTTGTAAATGTAAACGTAGCAGTTTTTTCTTCACCACTAACAGCCTTGACGTACTTTTTAAGTAGATAATAAACCGGCTCGTTAGTTGTCTCGTCAATTTGATAAACAGTTACTTCAGTTGGGTCATACGATGATGAAAAGCTGAAATTTACTTTCTCTATAGTAGAAAATGTCACGTTTGGATTTGATACCGATGATACCTTCATACCTTCTTTTACAGTAAGAGAATAATCGAAATCAGGAGAAACGTTATCACCAACACCCTTTGATGGTACAAGCTGATACACACTCAGCGTGGTATTTGCTGGAACATTTAGTTTGGGTTTGTATCCCAATGATTGGGCTATCGTAAATACGTTTTTCTTTTCTTGAGCTTCTTCAAGAATTGATTCTCTTAATTGAACATCGGTATAATATGAAAGTACATCACCAACATATGATGCCATTTCCATGAACATCATTCCAGGCGAAGCCTCATTAAAATCATTATATGTTTGTGGGAAGTAGTTCTTTGTAAAGTCTATAAGATTTTGTCTTATGTCACCAAAATCACGACCAATTAAGTTTACTTCTTTTTTTACTTTGTCTGCCATTTATATTCCTTAAACTAATGTCATACTTCCTTGTGATGATATATTCATTGTTATGTTTCTATTAGCACCAGTTTCGGTTACTTTGTAATTCAATGATATGTTTACTCTATTAGTGTCTTCATTTACATTTATTACAATCGAATTGATTATAATATATGGTAACCAAAACTTTATATCAGCTGTTAATGAATTTGATAAAGACTCTTCAAGGTCATCGGTAAGTTGTTCAAATAATAATGAATAAACATCAGTACCAAAGAATGGTTGAAATGGGCGTTCACCCTTTCGAGTTAACAACAAATTTTTTAAGTTAGAGATGGATTGTTCTTCCGTGGTATATGATAGTTTAAACAAAGGTTCACCACCCAATGGTAGCATAACACCAATAGCAGTGTTCCTTTTTAAATCAAGTGGATTTATTTTCCATTCTCTACGAGTAGCCATTACATACCTTTCTTCTTGGCATCAATGGCTTTCATCAAAGCTGAATAATCTTTTGTAAGAGCGTCAACAACAGCAGCACCAGCTTCAGTTTGTTGAAGTTGTTCTACTGATACGGATTTACCGTCAGCACTTTCTAATACTCCGCTTTGAACCGAACCAAATCCTTGTGCCATATTCGAAGTAAATACTCGACCACCACCCATGGAATTAATACTACGCCATTCACCATTATCAGCAGTCTCATTTAAAAGTTCAGAAAACTTACCAGTAAATGCAACATTTGATTTTTTCTTTGGAGTTGATTCAAATATATGTTCAACATCCAGCGGGTCTTTTTCTAATATTGATTTTTTAACCGGCTTGGATTTAATTTCGTTAATAATGGATTCACGGATAGCTTTTTCACGTTTAGCCATCTCCTTTTTTACTTCCTCTTTAACGATTATTTGAATCGCTTTAAATAGTTTATTTGTGTCCATAGTAATAAATATCTTTACTTTAGTTTATTTTGTTTTCGGTATCATCACCATTTTTATTATTGATACGAGCTTTTTTAATATAAGTATCAATCGCATCACTTATAATCCTAGCAAAGTCTTCAGTAGAACCACCACCAGGTCTTTTTCTCAACTCTTCAAGTTTTGTAGCTATTTCATTTTTGAGTTCTGTTTTATTAAGAGCCATATTATAAGCCTTGTTTTATTTTTAAAAGTATTTCGGCAATCCTTGGATGTGGGCCTGTCGGACCTACTGCTGTCGGATATAATCCTTGAGCCAATATTTCTATTGCTTCAATTATTTTATCTATTGTTGTAGCATTAGCAGGCGTAGCTAAAACTATATCTTTATTAGATGATAAAATTACACTATCAGTTTTGGAGTTTATAACAACTTGACCAGAGTTAATTAACAATTGTGGTTTATTGTAAAAAGAAATAGGAGTTGTCGTTATTGGTAACGTTTGAGTTTTAAGAGGTACTGTTTGAGCAGATGTCATCCATATCGAAGTATCGTCTTTGTTGATATCTTCTACTACAAACTTATTATATCCACGACTGATACCAGCTCCATTTCTAAATATTGTAATTGGTGATTCAGGAGTTGTCGATGTCCACGTTGGTTCAATGGTAGCACCATCTACCAATATGTCAGTTTTTTTTACATTCCTTGGAGTGTACCCAAATCTTATAGATTGACCAAATCGACCTTCTAAAATAACATCACCAAGAAACCCTTGGAGTTGAGATACGTTTGGAGATTCAACGAATCCATTACCAAAGTTAACTGAAGAGTCGGTGGATGCTCTAGCAGGAATACCAGCTGAAGATTGTACTATAGCTGCCCCAGCAGATGTACCAGGTTGTAAGTAATTTAATTTGGGTAATGAATTATGATTAACATTGAATTGTAAAGATACGGGAGATAGATAATAGTTTTTGGCTTTTCTAGCAACAGCTGATGATGCTGCGTCTGAACCTACAACTATGTATACTTGTTCACCGATTACAGGAATTTGTCTAAAATTCATAGATAGCGGATAGCACTCTATGTTACTACCAACTCCACCTGAATTACTTGATACTGTAATTGAATTTACTAAATTCGGGTCTTTATCGTTTAGGTTTATTTTTTGTACTGTACCTAATTTCATTCATCATCCTCGTCTGATTGTTTAGGTAAGTCTTTTTCAACTTCATCCATAGCAGCCATTAACTGCTTTTTCTCTTCATCAGATAATATAAATCCACCAGTTTCAGCAACAGCGCTGTCTTTCATCATACGTTGTACGATAGCGGCTAACTTTATAAGAGCATCGTCATTCTTAACTGATACATCGAGATATTCCTTAATGAGTGGAACGACAACAGCCGCATCGTTAAGATTCCTAACGAGCGGCTCAAGTTGTGCTATCAATAATTTTATTTGTCGGTCTTTCTTTTTCTGATTCTCATAAACATCTTTCATTAAATCAGAAAACGTTTTACCTTTAAATATTTCTTCGTGTCTATCCATTAAATTCTCCAATTCGGTGTGTTATACTAATATTATCACCACGGCTATAGTCGGTATATAGTATTACATATATGGATTTCATCTTACCAACTACCTTTGTGATATATTGAGTTTGTACACCGGTTCGTTCTCTTATAAGTATATAAAGAGCCTTTTTATTATATGAGTATAGGTTTTTTCGAGTTCTGAATAATTCAGTAAGAGCATCTGCAATTTTCCTATCTCGGTCTTTGTCAAATAAGCTGTAAATGTTATGGTCCATGTATCTGACATAATAGTCCATAAAGTCAGACTGCATTTCTGAATGTTGTGTTTCCCAAACTTCATTCACAATGTTTCGTGATGTGTCAATTAAGTCAACGTCTTCACGAGCTTTGAACTGAGCGTAGTTCTGATTGTTCTCATTAAAAAGATAGTTTCTTGCGATAACCGTAAAGTAAGAAAACGCTCTACCATTTTCACCCTTAAACTTATGAATCTTTTCGTTTAGGAATGCAACTACGTTTTGTTTAACATCCTCATAAGGTACATCAAAATAATAAGTTTTATATGTGTGAATTACATTCTCAACTAACTTATCAAATGGGTAGTGTATAAACCTATTATAGATTTTATTTTTCAACCGTTGGTCATCACACTTATTATAAGCATTTATGGCCATTTCGGTGATTGATGTAAAATACCTTTTACTCTTCGGTTTGCCCGCTCGTCTCGCCATAATATTCTTCTAAATCTTCTACAATTTGATACATCTCCTTAAAAATAAAACCGGTCTCATCATCAGCTTCAAACGACCCAATTTTGTCAATCTCTTTCATACGAGCAATAGCATTATCAATGTGTCCTGCCATATTTGATAATTGAGTTTCGGACATTTCATATTCAGCATACAAAATGTCGTATTCAGCTTCAAGGGCTTCATATTTGTTTAATAGGTTGTATGTTGTGTATAATAAAACACATACAACGAGTAATAATAAAATAGTAATAATCATATTAGTCTTCGATTAAATCTTTAAACGCATCAAACACATCAGTAGTACCAAACCCACCATTTGTAAAGGTTTCAGCAAGTTTTGGTTTTGCGGATGGTCTACCATTTGGATTACGAGTTGACTTTTCAGCTGACATTTCATTTAACCATCGTTCGTTTTCAAATCGAGCAGCGAATAAATCAGCAGTATGCATTACAAATGGTAATGAAGTTTTTAATGCAAGGTCTTTATCAAACTTGATAAAATACTCTTTGTTATTTTCATCATATAGACCATCGGTAAGTTTAATACCAATCCACTCTTCTTGAGTACATTTAATTCCAAAATAATTCAACAAGTAAAAAGTCCTATCGGTTAGATTCATCCAATGAATGTTTGAATTATATTTGTAAATCTTACCTTGATTTTTTACGTGCCATTCAGAATCATTCTTGATGTACAAATCCTCTTCAGGAGTACCAAGTTTACCAAGGTCATGATGTAGTGCTGTAAATATAACATTCTCACGAGTGTAATCACCCTGACCCATTCCAAGTTCCGTGTATAGGTCATAAATCTTCAGAGCGTTCTTGGTAACACGAAGAACGTGGTCAACGTAGCCGCCTGGAAAAGCATTGTGAAAATGTTCAGTAGATGATGCTGGGGTGTAAATCATACGTTCCTCAAAGTGGTCGTACATTTTGTTTAGAGCATCAAGTCTTTCTCCAGTGAATGTTTTGTTGATGACAGAACGGAATTTTTCGTAGTTCGATACCAATTCTTCTGCGCTAAAATAGTTAATCATATATTAAATAATTTGGTCAATAATTCCTAAATCCAATGCTTGTTGAGCATTTAAAAAATAATCTGACTTTTGATTCTCTTCCCAATACGTTTTATCCTTTTTGGTGAATTGACTCATGAGTTCATTACATTCATCCTCAAGTTGTTCGGAGAATTTTGCGTTTGATTTAACATCACTCAATTTACCAATAGCAAATGTAGACAATTGGTGTACCATAATTTTTGAGTGTTTACTTGCACTACGAACGCCCGTACCAGAAGCGAGTAATAAAGCAGCAGCTGACATTGCCATACCTCGACAAATAATATTAAATGTAATACCTTGAGATTTCATAGTATGAATGTAATCAATCAAAGCAAGAGTTTCTACAACATCACCACCTGGTGAATTTAACATGACATTTATCGTATCAGCATTTGGATTGATTTTGCGAATCAATCTAACTTTAGAGATAATATCAAAAGTTAAACCATGTACAATCTCATCTTGGATGAGTATAACATTATCGGTAAAATCAATTCCGTAATCAAACTCACGGAAATACTTACGTTGGTTATCCGAATCTCTACCAACCGAATCGGTATCTTCATATCTAATATTAGTCGTGTCTCCGGTGGTAGTTACATACAATTCATCCATATCGTTTTCTTTTATTTTTTGTTTTATATTGATTCAAATATACGAAAAATATTTCAGTTTTCCAAATTATTTTCGTTTATATCTGTGTACAGTTTGTTTTTTTGGTAAACCTTTGTCAATCTCACCATATAATTCTTTTGCAATATCATCATCCGTGGGTATGAAGACTACCTCTTCTTTTTCTTTTTTAACTTCGACTTTAGGTTGTTCAACTTCAATCGGAGCATCTTCTCCGTTTGTATCGATTGGTTCTGAATTTGTAATTTCTGGCTGTGGTACTTCTTCATCAATGGTATTGATAGTAGAAATCCCATTATCAACAACGTTAGTATGATTGTTATCAACATCAATATTGAGTTTGTCATCTTGCGATTCCTTTTTAGTTAATTTATTTAGAGCTATAACCATCGATATGGCTAATGGGTCAAATACAAACACAATCAAAAGTGTAAACCAGTTGACTATGGTATTCATTGGTTTGCCTGTTATTTCAGACATATAGCGAAGCGGCCCTACTTCAGCAGCTACTTCGTTATTGGTTTGTAGGTCTAATATTTCTAACTCCAAACTTGTAACGGAGTCTGATAACACTTCTATTTTTTTTGATATAGATTCTCGTTGTTCTACGGCTGTGGTTAATTGTGATTCTAATGATTTACGTTGAGCTGATGATGTACTTGTTATTACATTACCACGAGAATCAACTCGACTTTGAGTATTGTTAGCAAGACCGCCACGAAGTGAATTGATTGATTCGTTTAGTTTAGTTTTTTCATCATTGTAGTATGTTAATTGTTCTTGGAATCTACCCTTCTTTAATTCGACCACACTAACTAACTTGTCAGTAGCACCTAACTTATCAGCGGTTGATTGATATGCTGATGTTAAGAATCCATAGATACCTGCTGATGTGATTAACATAAGAACCCCGACCGCGAGAGTTAGATACCATTTCATCCAACCGGCTTTATTCCAATGATTATGTAGGTATGATGCAAGGATAAGTTTAGAGAACTCCAAAGCCCCAGCCATGATTATAACTTCAGTACGAGCACCTGCGAAGAGCGAACTCAATCCAAATACCGAATAATAAGCCGCTGAACCGGCGAGTGCAAACGTACTGATAACCATCAATACGATAAAGCCATTTTCCCTTGTTAAAAACTTTTTCATTATTTTTTCTAAAACCTGATTTTATTAACTTTCTAATCTGTACTTATTATCACAATCAAGTTGATGATAACCGCTTAACGCTTAAGCAAACAAGCTGCTTGTGACTAACATAAATATCAAGCAGATTGTTAATAATGATATATTATCAAGCATTCCCCATACTATGCCCTTATGAGTGTTTACCAAATTTAGACAAATAATCTAAAACAGTCAGCTCTTTCATCTTAGCCTCAATGTCAATGTCAAGGTTATGACCATATGTATTGATTTCTGAATAGATGTAGTCAGAGTGTGCTTGTGGTTTAGCAGTAGGGTCTTCCAAGGTCTTGGACTCTGAATAATGAACAAGTGGTTTGATGTTACCCCATGTGGACATAGCAAGTTCGAGAGCTTCTTGTTCGGTCAGTCCACCGGTATTAAACGTGTGGTGGTGATAATCGAAGACAATCGGAATACCAATACGTTCGTGGATGTACATAAGGTCTTTGACTGAATACATACTAGCCTTATCATCGTTCTCAACAGTCAGTCGAGTCTGAACTGATTCTGGCAAACGTTCGAAGTTTTTACAAAACCTATCCATAGCAGATTGCTTGTCACCATACACACCATTACAATGTATGTTAATTAGGTTGTACGGAGTTCTCTCTAATCCCATAAGGTCAAAGTGCTCTCCGTGTAGAGAAAGGTCTTTGATGGTGTTCTCAACAACTTTCTCGTTAGGTGATACCAACACGTTGAATGGGCCAGGATGTGATGTAATACGTTGGCCATATGATTTAGCCAAAGTACCTGCACCCTTGAGTACATTGGAAAACTTTTGATAGTCTGGCATCTGATTGAGCTCAAACTCACTAGCCCATGGAACAAGGTCAGAGGTCATACGGAATAATCCAAATCCGTTAGTATGATTCCACTTGATAATCTCTACCAAGTCTTTTGCGTTTTGTAGAGCAAGGTCAGATGACCTACTAATACCTTCGGCAAGAAATGTTTTTCGTATCATAGACCGGTTGGTAGTAATCTTGTTCTTACCAAGGGTCATGTTAATACAGCAGTAACCTAATTGTGTCATATCTTTTAGTTATATACAAATGTAATAAAAAAAAAGGACTTATACAAGCCCTTTTTCATTTTATTTTAAAGTTTTTCAAATTTTGGTTTTAAAGCCTTCCAAATTATCTTATCATAGTCTTTATCATCCCACATAGCAAACATTATTGATTTAGCTATTGGGTGATGGTCTTTGATATGTTCTGCGAATTCTTTCTTGGTTGGTTCTACTTCTATATCACCATACTTACCAAATCTGAAGTAATCATATGTTTTACCCAATTGATTCCAGTATTGGTAGTATCCGTAATTTAAGCTACTTACATACATTTTAACTTTCTTGTAGAACTCATCGGGAACATCTTTAAGGATGTTGTCAATATTACCACCACTCGAAACCAACTCCCATATTGCTGTAGTAGATAGATTGGTCATAATCTTATGGAGACGAAGATACTCTTCACCTTTAATTTTCATTCGGTCTCCATTGGAGAAACGAACTACAAATCCTTCAGCATCATTTGATATGAGTGACTTTAATGTTGAGTAATTTTTAATACCATCGTATTTTTTAACGAGTACAAATCCCTCATTCTCCATTTCTGAATATTTACATTCCTTACCGGTAGAGGTTTCAATCACACCCAAAACAATCAGTTCTTCTAACCCATTGTAATTTACTACAACTCGGTTTTCAGGGTATATAATTTCGAACAAGTAAGTGTAACCCTCATATGTTCCGTACTGCCAATTGTATTTATTTAGGATTTCTCTACCCTTAATCGCTTGGTCTGAAGTAAACGACCCACGGGTAGCAAATACGGGATTACCTTCATAGTAAAAGAATATACCCAACGACCCATCCATTTTTTCATATACTTCAAATTCAGAAGTTGGAGTGTGTTTACCCTCTTCCATATTAAAGAATTTCCTAAAAGGTCTAGCTATAATAGTACCTTCAGAATCGGTCACCAACCCACGACACATCAAAGTAACCTCATCCCACAAACCTTCGTATTGTACCTTCTCGGTATAGTTCCATATAGTCAAAGGAAGTGTCGGATGTGTTTGTTTGTACAACAAACCATCGTTATGATATTTGTTTAATAACTCTAACATAATTTAATTTCAAATCGGTCTGACATTTGTTTTACTTTATCCGCTGGACATCCGTGTTCATTAATCCCACCATGTCGATTCTCAACAATTATTGAATAAACACGATAGCCGAATTCTTTAGCCAAATTGAAGTAATATTCCATCTCCCACTCTTGGGTAAATGTATTCGAAACAACAATTCGGTCAACGTTCACTTGTGTACCATCAGTAGACATCCATGCTCGTGTTTGTGTTTGACAATACTCGTGAGCACTTTTAATTTTAGATGCGTCAAACTTGTACTCACCATTTTCCATAAAGTATTGGTCGGCTTCCATGTGAATACCGCCCAACGATTTAGCAAGCGTTGACTTTCCCGAACCGGGTACTCCTCTTAATAAAAATAATTCTTTCATAATAGTCTTTTTTCGTGGTGGTCTTTAGGTAAACATAATTTCTTGATAGGTCGGTCACTTAATAGTGATAAGATTTCAGATAATCCAATTGGATACAATCCGTTACCATCCATACCGACATCCATAGCCCTACCTTCTGCAATACGATGTTCAAGATATAAGTGGCAATGACCATGTAAATGTATAACGCCAGCATTCATATTGTCCCAACTTGCAATTGGATAGTGCATACATACAAATGAAAACTTATCAACGAATTTACCATTTGGAATTCGTAGGTCAAGGTATAAGTAATCGTGAATGGAATTAAATAACCTCTGAATGTTTTCTTTATTTTTACGAATGTGGTGGTCGTGGTTACCTAATACCAAGTGTATATTCTTACAATTGATTTGATTTCTAAATTCTTCTATTTTATCAAACCCACCAAATGACCAGTCACCCAAGTGAATTAAAATATCATTCTCACCAACCACTTCATTAATGTTGTTTACGATGGTGTTATTCATGTCTTCAATCGAATCGAAATGACGTGACGTATCATCAGCATCTTTCCAAGTCGTAGTAGCTGAACAAATGTTTGCGTGTGAATAATGGGTATCTGATGTAAACCACAATCGTTGACCCTTTTCTAAAACTAATTTCATATATCTAAACTATTTGGTAAATAAAGCAATGTTGGATTCTTTTTTTGAATATCAATATCAGGATATCTTTCCTTGAATCTCATTGTATTGAATGGTTGTGTGATGATGTGTACACCACTCCTTGTTTTAATGTATGTCATAAATGTATCCCTACCATCTTCCTTATGTAACTCATTAATGAATTCTCTCATAGAAGTGTAATAACTGTTATGTGCAAAGTTATCAAGACTTACATTGTCAATATCAATAACCCAACGTTTCTCTTGTGTTTTAATTTGACCAACAACAGAATCAAACAGGTGTTGTTGTTTTAGGTTTCCGTCCTGAATTCTTTGAGCAAGGGCGACCATCATATTCAATGATACATCTTTGTGGTTTTGCTTTTGAACGTGAATATATGCACGAGCTTTGAACATCTCACAGAGTTGTTTAATCTCTTCATATCGTTTTTCAAGATACTCAATACTACTAACACAATATGTTTTAATAGTCCTAACCGATTGGTGGTTATCTCGTTCACCTTCGGGTTGGTCTTTTTTACGCTTAAGAACATATAGCATATAGAAATCACCTTCGCTCTCGAAGTTAAGGAGTTTCTTTATCAGATTTACGTTATCAATCATGTTTTCAAATGTAAACAAAAAAGGGGACTTAAACAAGCCCCCTTTGTTAATAAATTGTTAAGTTTTATTTTATCTTAACATTAACGGAATCTTTCTTGGATTTTTTAACCTTGGGGATTTTTACAGTTAGGATTCCATTTTTAAGCTCAGCCGATGTGGACTCCGTATCAAAGCTGGCGTTGATTTTGTACTTTCGAGAAAAATGACGTTTATCATTCTCAGCGTTCATAACCAAAACACCCTCTTCGATATTGATGGATACCTCATCCTTTTCGAAACCGGGAATTTCAAATTCCATTTTTAATTCTAAATCAGTAACTTCCATGTGGTCGCTCGTGATGTCGTAGTTTGTAGCGGCTGTTGACCACAAACTAAAGTCTTTGTCTTCTAACAAGTGTTTTAAAATTGATGTCATAAATATTTCTCCTTTTTAATACTGACATGACGAAATGTGTACCAAATCCAATTTACTGACATTATGTCAGTTTATAGATGCGGCTGGTATCTGACCAATGATATTATATATGTCAACATTTCCTTTATTCTCACGAAATGTCAGTATTAAACCATCAATCATAAACGAAGCCACAGTTCGTTTTCGTAGGTCAGCATCATCACATTTAATCAAAAATGAGTTTTCGGTAATGATAACATCGATGTCAGGAATAGTATTGGAAACTTCATATTCAAATTCATCGGATGAATCATAATTGAAGAATTCATAGATATATTGTAATTTGTCTGTGTCTGTCATGGACATGAAGAAGTCATATTCCTCGGCGTCCCAAATCCAATCGGAGTCTTCCATATATACACCTCCCATATTCTATAAATATTTTGGTTATATGGTTTTACTTGATTTGTACAACTCGTTTAGATAAATTAATCCAGCTTTTGACATAGCAGTATCACATTCCGAAATATAGTCCATACATATCTTTACAAAGTTTTTAGAAAACTCATCCTTCATGGACCAGTACATTTCAGTTAACTTATATGACATGGTATCTTTATACTGGTCAGAAATAGGTACATCGCTGTACAAATAGTATTCTTTTATTTTTTTAGAAACGACATAAAAATAGGGGTCACGTTTATCTCTTATGATTTCCATGACCCCATTTTCTAAATAGTCTTTTAACTCTGAAGATTCGGAAGTGTCCCCTAAATTTAATATTTTATCTATGAGGTCACTCATTCACCTTAACCTAAAGTACCAACTCTAAATCTTTTGTGCGAGCTTGTAACAGCATCATCAAGTGTATGGATGATTCGTTCAGCTTCTGCTTTCGTAATAGCAATCTCATGATTACCTACGATTAACATACCAATTTCACTTGCGTTTCGCAATGGGTAATCCTCTGGTCTTAAATCTGGATTAAACTGAAAATCGATAGTGTTCCATTTCGAACCAAACGCTTTTTCCAAACGTGATTCTTCTGATTCAGAAACCCCAAAAGCGTTGTTAACGAAACTCTTGCGGTTAGTTTTATTGTATTTGTTCATAACGATATAAATTTATTTATTAATAAATATCATTAGGAATATTAATAAAACTATTTCTTTCGATTTCTACGAGACAAACGCATGAATTTTTTTTCATCCGATTCAAACTCCATTTTATCTGGGTGAGTGCGTTCTATATTTTGACTCGTCTTAATAGTTTCAGATGCCCAATACCAAGCGGCTGTAACAGTATCTTGTGGTGGTATTAAAAATTCTTCACCAACATATGACCCAACACCATCAGATACATAAAACTTACCAGTTGGTGTAACCTTGGTACTTGCGTTCGGGTATTTATTCAACACCTTCTTCTTCAGTCGAAGAAATTTCTTTTTGTCCATCTGCATTGTTCAATGTTTTTGTCAATCCTTTAATAATATGGTTTGGGGTAAGTTCCTTGTTCACGGAACAATTTTCAACAAGTTTACCATTCTCCATCAAAACAGAATAAATGATACCTCGCTTTAATCTTGTAATTTGAGTAATGGTGCCTACTCTATAGACACCATTAACTCGAACTACCACTAGGTCCTTAACCGAGTAACTCATGCAATAACCTTGACTACTTTGGTTTCAATAACCGCTGTTACTTCAAACTCAAGGTTAGAACCTTGGAACTCTTCAACAACCTTAACTTCAGCGTCAGTAACAGACACAGCGTCTACAAGATACTGTTCAGTTACTTTTTTAACACGTCCTTTGTCATCTTGATGATGAACCTTTACTTTTGCGATGTAATAAGCCATATTTGTTTTGTTTTTATTGGTTTCAAATAATTAGTGTTGGATTAAAAAAATTTATTATCACTATCAGAACTATCGTTATCCAACATTTTTTTGATAATTTCTGATATCTCTACACCTTCAATGGTTGGTTGGTATGACAACCTACCATCCTCGGTTATTACCATTTGTATCAATCCTTTTTGGGATAGTGAATCTATGATTACACCAATCTCCCAAGCACGATATTCTTCTAAACAATCTAACAATATCGAACTCAATCGAGAATTGTCGTTTGATTCGTACAACTTGTCTTCAAGAATTTCGATAAACTTAAATCGGTCATCTACTTCATTTTTCTGATAAAAGTTTTCTCTCTCTAATAAAAGAACTACCTTTGTCAACATTTCTTGAAACTCATTTTGCTCCCAACTCATGTTCTTCTTCTTTTAGTTTTTCAAGAAATCTAACTGACTCCTCACTACCGATTAGAGCGTCTGCTTTTTCAAATTGATTTATAACGTATCCAACTCCATAGTCATAGACCATTTGTTGTAGTATGTCAATTGTAGGTATATATTTTTTATTAAATCCCATCTTCATTAGATTTTAAACGCTCTGACATAAGTCGGTTAGATTCTTGACGATATTCTTTAGCCATCTTATTTAATGACTTATGATGTTCGTCAGTAACTTTTGACCCTCGGTTAGCAGCATCAATGTAAGCATACCTTTTCAAATAGTAACCGGGTAGAGGTGCTGAAAATTGTTTTAGATATTCGGCCTTACCATCAAGATATTCCATCAGAGATTCATCAGATAATGACTCCAACTCAACATCGGTTAGTTCTTTTTTAGGGTCGTATTTCATATGACAAATATACAAAATAAAATTGATATATCAAAATGGAAGTGATGAAATTTGAGCTTTTTTGTATGGAGTTTGTTCTATGATTTCAAATCTATAATCATCGGAGTTTTTCCAAATACAAATACGAAACATATCAGCCGTACCGGCGGCTTGACACCATCCCATAAATACTGGCTGGTCATCACGTTCGGCATATCGAATTCTAAATCTGCCATGTGCTCGTAATTTACCAATTACATTTGATTCGCCATATCTTTTGTGATGGCTTTCCCTAACAACTTTTAATTCTTCTTTGCTTTTAAGTCTCATATAATATATTTAAACATCCATTCCACGTTTACGCATGTATTCTTGACAATAGTAGTCATATAAATCTTCAAGCTCCATTGGTTCTTGATTCATGATATCATCCCACAAATCAAATCCAAAGTTTTCTTTTAATTCGGTTCGTAATTTATGTAACATGGTCACTTCATGTTTGTGACCTTCTTCCATTAGTTTTAAAGCCTTGACACGAAACATCCTACCAGCATCAAGAGCAGCACTCAATCTATTAGCCTCATTATTTCCACGATAAGCATCCCAAGCAGAATTGAAACGGAGAGAGGCCTGGCGTCGAGCCTCTTCCGCTTCGGTGTAATAATGAGAGTAGTTAAAATCACCGTTGAGGATTTTATCATATAAGTGAGCCGTTTCGGGAAGCTCCTTACGTTTATTCTTTGTCCACCAACGATACTTGTTATACGCCATAATCTTTTTATTTTTTTGTGGACCCGGCAAGATTTGAACTTACGACCAACTGATTATGAGTCAGCTGCTCTGACCGCTGAGCTACGGGTCCTGAAGTCATATCCTTTGGATTAGAAAGGATTAGACAAGTCATCAGTCTCTACATTGAAGAGGTCTTCTTTGACTGACTGATTGATGAATTTCTGAACGAATTGTTTCATGTAAACTCGTTCTGACTGAGCACCACCGGCATTCTCGAAGAATGGATAGATGGTGATTTCAGCAGCCTCTTCGAGTGAGAATCCATCGTAAAGAAGCGAACCCATCTCAACAGCAGCCCGTGTAGAAAGTGAGTTAGACAATTTCGGAGATTCTGACATCACCTCTGAACGAGTCATCGAAGTAATCTCGGCGATAGCCTCAAGGTCAGCCGATGCAACCGATGGGTACATCATGGTCAAAAGTGAAGATTCTTGTTCCTTGGTCAAGGTATCCATCTCAATGACAGTGAATCGGTCAAGGATGGCGCGGTCAAGCATTCGAGTGGCGGTGTATTCATTACCGATGTTAGCGGAAGCGATGAAAGACACACCCTCAGCAACCTTGACAACTGGCGAGTCAGAAGCCTCATCCAATCGTAGGTAACGTTGACCTTGGTCAAGAACAGTCATCAAGATGTTCCAAGCCTCTGGGTGAGCACGAGTAATCTCATCGAGAATCACAACAGTGTTTGGAGTTTGAATCGCCTTGACGAATGGTGATGTGTTGAACACAGTACCTTGTTTGGTATCAAATTGAGTATTACCAATCAACGTGGTTCGTGGGTCTTGAGTAGCACCCAAGTTAATGATGAAAGTGTTGTAACCCTCAATCGAATTAGCAGCAGCCTTGGCCGCCATGGTCTTACCACAACCAGCAGGACCGGTCATCATGATGTTCTTACCACGGATGATGTTACGAAGTAGATACTTCCACTTCAGAGACTCCATGAATAACATTTTAGGTTTCAGTCCGGCAGCCTCGGAGTGAATAAAGTTCATAACATCCGAAGCAATCGGAGCGGCCACTACAGTTGGTTTTTCTTCAGCAGGCATAAATTTAAATTGTTCCAAACCACCATTTGGTTTAGAGAAGTTCATAACGGGCTCAGCCCCATTGATTTTTTCAGCAGGCACTCGACCATAAGCAAGTTCACCACTTGTTAGGTTACCAACCACACGGATTTTGAAACCGAATCGGTCAGGGTGTTTAGCAGCACCACGAGCACGTTTATAAACTGACGTACCAACCTCATTCAGAGCGGGCACGTTAAAAAGGTTTTTGGCATTGTCTTGAAACAACAACACACCATTCAACTCAACAATCTTACCGAAAACTTGTCTTTGATTTTTCATAACTATCATTTTTTTATTACAGTGTAAAGATAATACTTTTATTTGAATATTCCAAATTTATTTGGAAAAGTTATTAACATTTTTTTTCTCAAAAGCGGCCAGAAAACAAACACCACCAATCATACTCAACAAGAAGGCCATAGCCATCTCATTCAAAGGGTCAGCGAAGTAGATAAATTCTTGGACTTTACCGGCCATCAAACCATAGACAACCGAAAAACAGGCGAGGCCTGAAACGAAGGGGATTAAATTAACTTTCATATCTCTCATTGATTACAGAGTAAAGGTAGTGATAATTGGGGACTTAAACAAGCCCCCAATGTTATCAAATTGTTAAATGTTAACTTGGAATTTTGAGTTCAATGTTTTCGCCAGTTCTGAAACTTGGGTCACATTGATAAACTCAGCATCCTTACCATACATCTTGCGGAACTGGTCGTTACCACTACCACTATAACCATCGGAGATGAAGTAAGAAAGAACATTCACACCATAAGAACGAATCTTCTTAACTTGTTCAGCGGTGTGGTTTACAGCGGTATCTCCACAATAGTTGATGTCGTGGTTATCAAACCCAGGGTAACCATCGGAGAAGTTCACAAAGTAGGTATCAGTACCTTTCTTTACACGAACCAATTCTTTCATGATTGCCTCAAAACACAAACCCTCGGGAGTAGTACCATCGTAAGTGATGTGTTTGAAGAGTTGTTGAATCTTGGAGAACTTATCTTTACGACTATCATAAGCAATCAACACCAATGGTTGGTATTT